CACAACTAGAAAACTGTTTAGTAGGAGTGCCAAGCCCAGCCAACACAGGTGTAGCAAGAGTAAATAGGCCATCTGACGCACAGTTGTAATACTCGCGGATGAAACGCATACGTGCTGATCCAGGCTCTTCTTTATGAAAGACCGTAGCGGCCGCGACCATATACCTAATTTGTGGTGTCTCATACGTCTCTTTTGTAGCGCGATTGCGTACAAGATACTTCTCAATAAGTTGTTCAATTGCTGCATAACTGTATAATTCATCCTTATCGTGGTCCAACATATCGTTCATACGATTCCAGTCCTCTTCAGTGTACCACTCAAGAAGTTCTGCTGTGTATAATCCTGTTGCCACATTAGTCTTTACAATATCGTACAGGTGAGGAGGCTCGTATGTGCCATACACATCCTTACGCAGCATACTTAACCGCTGTTTGCCTGCTACGTATTGATAGTTTGTGTGTCCAACATCTGGATTGTGTTCTACGTCGATCAGATCTACAATCGCTCGTAATGTAATTTCGTCTATTTCTTGTGTTGTAATGCCATCGTAAAAGTGTGGTTGACTTTTGATTTCAATCATACTTTGACTTACATCTGCTATTCCGCTACAAACCTTGGTGATCTGAGCTTGCCACTTTTCAACTGCTAACGGCTCTTGGCGTCCGCTTCTTTTTGTGACTTGAATTGTCGTCATTGATATCTCTTCTAGTAATTTTCTAATTGTAAATCTACAGCAGTTAGCTGCTGTTTTAATTGTAATGTTTTATCAAACTGTTCAATATTTAAGACCTCTCCGTCAATCATATTAAGAATATATTTCCCCTGATTGATCCAAGCTAAATTGTACTCGTGCCCTTTTTTAAGGTCTAAGTATTGTCTAATTTCGATATCTAAATTTGTTTTATGTTCGGTCAAAGATATAGTATACACTATTCCCAAACATTTAGCAACATCGCAATAGATATTTTCATAAATCAATGTCCAAGGATCTGGCCAAATCTTGATGTCGCTATAATCTAAATTGTAAGGAACAAAAGGAGCACATCGCCAAAACTCTGCAGTTTCGGTCAAGGCTGTTTCCAAAGGTAAAGACTCTAGAGTTATTCGAAATTCACGCCAGTACCGCAAGCGGTCCTCGGCCGGTTGTTGAAACATTTATATAAATTGTTTAATGTTGTATTTAAAGGTTGTTGTTGCTTCTACTGTACAGGTTAAATTACCACTGTGATCAACAAATACATTAGCATTCATACTGTTACTGGGTTCTGTGTAATCATCGTCAAACGAAGATATACCGCCGGCAGTTTTGTTAAACTTAAGAGTACCAAATCTATAGTTGGTGCCGTCGGTCAATTGATAATCCATTGACGCTGCACCACTGGCAAATTGAGTAATAGCATTTGTGCCTGTTGATAATACCCAAGTGTTGCCAGTACCAATCTTGGCAGCTCCACTATATAGTCCGCCTGGGATTCCGGGTGTTATATCGCCGTAACTGAAATTGTCTCCGGACATGCCAAAAATTGGTGTGGGGACAGAAGAATCAAAATAATTATTTTCACTGACTACTCCAGTCATGGCAGGAGTAGCAGAAATTATCTTGATACCATATGTGGTATTGTTAATAAAGAAACTATTAACAATCCTTATACCAGTGATGGGATTCGTTCCGGTTCCTGAGATACCATTGATACCCCCGTCAAATGTGCAACCACTGAATGTCACTGCCTTGGTACCACTGACAGTAGCTGTGGCGGCTAAATTAACTAGATTTGTCACAGAACTAGGAGCACCAAAATAACATTGACTAAACAACACGTCAATGGCACTATCAATTTGTACAACCGGACTAGTGCCAGCGTTAGTGATAATTTTCATGTCAGCAACAAAAATAAATTGCGGTAAAGAACCTGCTGATATTGATCCGCCTGTTTGGAACGACGCATCAGACGTTATAAATGCCGAGCCACTGGTGCAAGAAATGATAGTACTATTTTTTCCATCACCTATTAGAGTACAGTTTGGCGGAATAAAAATTGGACCACTGATAACATAAGTACCAGCTGGGAATTTAATAGTACGTCTGACAGTAGCGTAGGTTGTATTAACTGTGCTTGGGTAAATTTGTTGTATAGCACGATTGATAGCAAGAGTATTATCTGTCAGTCCGTCACCAACAGCACCAAAGTCGCGAATCGTGACGATGTCATCAAGAACGCTTTGTAGTGTACGGGAAATTGGTGTTAATGAACTTGGGCCTGTTTGGCTAGTGTAGCCAGAATCTGTTCCAGCAAAAGTATAATTGCTAATACTGTTTAAAAAATTACTGTGCTGGGTAAGGATTTCAGTGACGCCTTCTGTGGGTGCGCCTTCAGCTGTTGTGCCATTGCCAATCCATAGTCTGCGGGTATCAAGTGTCCAACCCATTTCGCCCGATGCTAATTGTAGTCCATTTTCGGGACCGTCTTGGGCTATCCCCCTGCGAATTTGAATTTGACTAATCTGTACTATTGCCATTTTTACTATAATCCTGAAATATAATGTATTTAGTTAGATAGGTAATAGAGCTCTACACGTTTGGTCCATTCATCGGTCCAGTGGTCAAATTCTGCACCTTCAATGACAAATTCTAGGTATTTTGGCGTCTCAAACACCCCGGGACTGAGTTCTTTTGGCTGTACAGCCATCATGATCACACCACAATTGATATCTGTACCGTGTGTCACATTGTGTGCCTGTGCGTATGCGGCCAACTGTACAAAATAGTCACCGATGTATTCTACTTTTTTGACTTTATTGCTTTGCTTAAAGTCAATGATAGCAGGCCGGCCTTTCCATACACCCACACAGTCTGTGGTGCCAGCATATAACCCACTATAATAAACAGGAACTTCTGAACCCCAGAATTCGTCTACATTGCTGAGTCCTTTGAGGATGACTTCAGCGGCCATAAACCATGATGGTTGAGCAAAAGGATTACTGGGCAGTTCTTTCATGTCATTGCTTAAGACATAGTGCTCCAAGTAACTGTGCATACGTGTACCACGGTTAGCAGCTTCAGTAGTAATCTGCTGAGCACGGTCATGTCCTATAGCATCTCTCCATTTTTGTAATGCTTCGCGACTTTCTTGACTTTTAGTTTTATCTAAGATTGTAGTTACACTAGGAACAGCTGCGCCGTCGGGCAAACAGTAGTGTCTTTTTCCATCAATGGTAGTGCGACTGATTGGTTCGTAATCGTAATGTGCTGTTATCATATTCTGAAAGACTCGCCACATCCGCAGCGATCTTTTTCTTGTGGGTTAATAAATTCAAAACCTTCGTTTAGGCCGTTACGAACATAATCAATAATCAGTCCGTTGAGTATTACTTGATCCTTTGGGTCTACTACAATTTTAAATCCGTCACCATTGTAAATGATGTCCGTGGCCGCTGTATTATCTACATATTCCAATACATAAGCAAGGCCGGAGCAGCCTGTTGTTCTTGTACCTACACGAATTCCTACACCTTCGCCGCGTTTTTCTATGTTGCTGACTATTTTACTTGCTGCCCTTGGCGTGGCTGATATCATTGGTGTTTATTCCTGTAATCAGCTACAGCCGCTTTGATTGCATCTTCGGCCAAGATGCTGCAGTGGATTTTGACCGGCGGAAGGGAGAGTTCTTCTGCAATCTGAGAATTTTTAATTTCCATTGCGGCATCAAGGGTCTTGCCTTTGACCCACTCCGTAACCAAGCTCGAACTTGCGATCGCTGACCCACATCCGTACGTCTTGAATTTAGCGTCTTGAATAATCCCATTCTCATCAACCTTAATTTGTAGTTTCATCACATCACCGCAGGCAGGTGCACCAACCATGCCGGTACCTACTGTATCGTCTATTTCCAACTTGCCCACGTTACGTGGATTTTCATAATGATCGATTACTTTGTCTGAATATGCCATAGATAACTCCTTACGCTATTATAGCGTATTTAATCGGTTAAGTCAATTGGGTTTAGTTAGATAGTACTAAGCGCCAGCAGCTCGTTTAGCCATACTGCTCACTACCTTGGACGAATCTGAACTAACACCTGCATCAACACTTAATGGATCTGCTGGGTCAATTGTATTTTCTGGTAGTGCCAAATAGATATACTTGGAGCCAGTTTTTTCATCATCTTTGATATCTTTGATTAACGACTTAACAACTTCGTTGTGTTCTTTTGCTGATTCGAGTGCAGCGTAATTGAACGCTTCATTGCCCGGAATGGCACGAACACGTTCAATTACTGTGTCAACTTTGACTCGAGGTGTTACTGCCGAACTTTGTTGTGCTTCATTTCGGAGCCATTCTAGAGCAGTGATTAAAGCAGCATCACCTCGGGTGTCTGCTTCATCTTCAATTACTTCGTTTTCAATAAACGATTCTAGAATAATGTCTTTAATACGCATTAACGACGCTCGCGGCCTAGTTCTTCTTCGCCACCAACAGCAGCATCAGTTGCATCAAAGCCGTCAGTTTCGGGAGCAGCACCTAATTCACTATCAAGGTCGCTATCACCATCCATAGGAGGCATTTCACTACCAAGGCCTTGGTCGGCACCCAGAGACATGTCGGTGTCGGCAATTTGCTCGCCACTCAATACACGAACTGATGTATCTGTAGACTCGCGTGCTGTACTTAATGCTGTGTATAGTTCTACTAATGTTGGGCTCATGGCAGTTTTAAATGTTTCAGCTTGTTCGCTGCCAATTTGATCACGGATAGTATCAACCAATGCAGGCATCTGTTCGTTTTGAATTTTGCTGATCCTCTCTAACATATCTTGCACAGAGTCAACAATATCCTTGGCAGCCAATACGGCTTCTGAACGTCCTAGTTCGCTTTCAAACAAACCCTGTTCGCTCGACAGCCACTTGTCCAGTCCTTCTTTAACCAACATCAATTCCATATACTTGGCATTCTTTTCAGCGGTGTGTGCGCCAAAAGATTTTTTAATATTGGTAATGTTTTCACCAAGTGCCCGTGTCAAGCGTTGAGCTTTAGCATAGGTCAAGTTATCATAATCAATGCTGAAACCAAAACGGCTTTCAACGATTTTGTTAATCTTTTGTGGTGTTACTTCAGTACGCATTTCAGAGAGTCTCATGTTTATATTCCTAAACTTTATGTAGTATTTATATCTATTCCCACACTTTCTGATACTTTGCTTCTGTGTGTATTTTTGATATTTTGTTACGAGCAATAGCCAAGCGATTTTCAGCTATTTCTAGCCGGGATTGTCTGTTATCTACTGCTACAAAATCCTGTCGTTTACGTGCAGACTCTACAGCCCAACGAAAACTTAACATATCTGTATAGCATTTATTTATTTCCGTACTGAGTGCTAGTATTTCATCTGCTTTATAGTATCGTTTTTTAAGAGTATATATCACATACAAAATAGCCGAAATTTTGTCCTCAAACCTGTGTACAAACTCTAGGTTATGATCCAGTACATCACAGGTCTTATTTTTGTGTATTTTGAGGCGATACTGTGCTATACGATAACCATCATCTGTGGGTATACAGATAGGAGTAGATTCTTCTCGCTGTATCTTGGCTAGCTCTCGTTGAGTCCACTGTTTAATATAATCTGTGGCAGCCGATGTGACTTGTTTTAACTGGCTGGGAGGTTCTACTGCTGGGCGCCGTTTAGCGAATTTTTTTCTTGTAGGTGATTTGGCCATTTTCATTACGGCGTAACAGGATATCCTGCGCCGTTAGTTGATTTGCTATTTCTTGCTCTCGTTCATTGAGAGCATTTTTTGATATTTTAGATTCATGTTGGAATCGACCTAATAGGTCTGCTTGTTCGTTGTTGATTGCAACTTGTACGTTGTTGAGTAGTTCTACGATTTTCATTTAGTTGCTATGTGTACTACCAGTCCAAGTACTGCCGACAGTAACGCCACAAATACAGTGGTGCCAATTGTAATCAATGTTTTATTGCTTTCGCCGCTCACCTTGCTGATACCTTCTTTGATATCAACAATGTGCCCTTCAATCTTGTCCATACGGTTTTCAAGATTGTCTAATTTATGTTCCACGTTAGAATACCTTTCAGCGCAGATTTCTACGTGTGCCTCGAGACTCTTCTTTTCAATTTCATACGTCATTGTAAATCTTCGCTTTCAGGTAGCGATGCGTTTCAGTGTTGCCTAAATGTGCCTTGATAGTGAGCCTTGATGGTGCCGTAGCATCAAGTAATATTTATTCAATATTAACGTATTTAATATATATGTTTTTGATGGTACTGTAAGGATAAAAAATGGGCAACATAAAACGTGCAGTTTCGGTTAACCCAGTGACAATGGGAACTTGTTCTAAATCTTCCAACAGGCCGCCCAGAGGATTTCCTGGCAGGTCGTATACTCCGTTGCTTTCAATCGACCAGGTCCAAGTCCATACTCGGTGCGTTCCTGTGTAAAAATCGCCAAAGTCCATGCCATCCAGTTCAAGTTCCGTCGCTGATGGAATATGAATATTTTGTGGTTGTGTACGCAGCCCAATACATTGTAACAATGTTTCCCAGTTGCGTTGCTGATTACGTTCTTGCCGGTCATTGTCTTGACTGCGGATCACGCCAGTTGCAGTGATATCAACTAATGTGTAACCTTGGAAGAGTTGTAAGTTTGTTGACATGTACATATTTATCGGTCATAAAAAAAGCACTACGAATAGTGCTTCTTTTATTTGTTTTAAAAACGCTATTAAGCGATTTTGAAACCAGTTGCGCTTGTAATTGTTACAGCGTTGGCCCAAACGTTGCCAGTACCTAGGGTTGTTGAAGCATTGCCTAGTGTACGAACACGAGTTTGAATTGTAGCTGCATTTGAACCAGTTGCTTCAACCAAAACGCTCATTTGAGTTGTGTCAACTTGATACATAACGATTGTGCTGTCAATACCGATCTGACGTAGAATTGCTTCTACTGGACCACCTGTAGCTGAATCAGTAGCAGTAAAAGATTGAGCTGCGCCTGGTGCGCCTAGCGCAACTTTAAGTGCTGTTGGGTTCTTTGTTAAACCTGTTGCAATGATTGTTGCTAATGTACCATCATATGTTGCGTCTACGTTGTTAACGCCTTGTGCATCACCTGCGAATCGTGTCTGAATTGCCATTTTAAATCTCCTTAGTTTATAGTGCGTTTCCGCATGTAATTATTTATACCAAATTGATATTTTTCTACTCTTTTGCGAATAAAGCACGGCTAAATGTGCCGCGCTGTACTAATTTTACCAAGCCCTGAGGAGTATTAAAAACAAAACCTTCGCCTTGCTTACTGCCTCCTACCCATTGCTCAATACCCTGTACCTGTGTTTCTAGTTGTTGCGCCAGATTTTCTTTGAGAGAATACATGCTGTTCCATATATTAAACAGAGCATTTAATCCCTTCTGTTCTCTGTACAAATAGCCGCCATAATTTTCGCCGACTAATTGTTTGTATTGTTTGCCACTGACGTTTTTCTGCAGCCAGTCTACTAGTTCTTCATTGGTTTGGCCTGTTACTTTTTTATTAGTATATTTTTGTATTGCCTGTCGAGCAACGCCATCTAGACCAGATAAAAATTTCTCTGCCAGGTTACCATACTGCTTGACCATTTTTGCAGCCGCATTGGTCAATTGCACAGGATCGTTTAACTTAAAATCTACGCCGGCGTCAGGCGATATTATAACGACAGAACCGTTGCGATCAAGACCTTTGCCGTTCCACTGTTGCGGTGCAGCTCCATCGTTGGCAAAGTATTGATGTACCACTACTCCGCCCACACTCTGGCCAATTTGTTGACCCAGCGTCGACTTGGCTGGCACATGATACTCTACCACATTTGGTTTAAACGCATACATTCCCTTGACAGGTTTAAGCTGCTGCCACCATAGCAAGTCTCCCCAGAAAAATCCCGGACTATTTCCCACAACTTGTTCTAAACCACTCCATATATTGCCCAACTTGGCATACAGGTCAGGACGTGTTTTGCCCGATGCTTTACGGCTGTCATATTCTTGCCACTTGGCAGGACTGTCTGCAAATACCTTGGCATCAAACATGTATTTGTCCTGTACAGTAAAACGTCCATCTCTAGTACGTCCAAATATCAGTGCCGGAAAACCGTCCCATTTAATTGTAACACTTCCTGGATTTTTTATTACATATTGTAAACTTGCCAAGGCCTGTCCTGCTGCCGCAGCGCCATCAAAGATTGCGTCTTCTGGGTGCGGTTGTGCCCCGGTGCGAGCTTCCACCAAAAGGTTTTCAATAAAATCTAATTTCATACAATGTGACCCAGTTTACGGAACCAGGCGGCTGTGCCTGGCGCCACATCTTCTGGGAGAGTAAGTAACCCCTTGGCTTGGTCTTGTTTGGCCTGCGCCAACTTACCTTCACGGTCGGGGTCACCTTCTAATGCTTTTAATACCGTTGCCACTGAATTTAAATCTGTTGCATGAGCGCCTGGGTTCAAAAGTACTTTTGCTGCTGCTTCACGTGTGTCTGCAATCACTGAGTTGTCGTCCCGGCGCATTACTGTACCACCAAATGAATCTACTTTAACACCTAAAAACTTACCAATGCTGTTTAATAAAATGTACAACTGATTTGCTTTGAATTTTGGATCTGCATACATGCCACGTGGGCCATGCTGATGCCAATCTGCTACCGATTTTGCATTAGGTATAATCATTAAGTCTACCTGTGCAAACAACTGCTTACCATCTGCGGCTTTGTACGGCACATCAACGTGAACGTTGCGACCTTTGATGGCTACTACATAACCTTTGGCCTGGAAGTATTGCGCTAATGCTTTTTTTGCTTGTACAGAATCTTCTACGCCAAAGTTTTTAACTGTGGATTTTTCGTCAAGGAATAAATCAATATCACCAGATTCAACTTTATAACCAGCTGATCCAATGTCTGTGATTACTTTTTTTTGTAACGAGCTTGGCAATTCACGTTTAATCGTGTCGATTATTGCAGCAACATTATCTCGTGCTACAGGCCCGGTGTTATCAAAAACATTGCCGCCTTCGTATAGATACATTATTTTTCAAGACCTAAGAATTTATCATGTTGTTGATTAAAAAATGCCTGCATTGGTTCGTCCACGGCTTTTCTAGTTTTTGTATTGACCCACTGACCTTGTGTGCCAAGACCGATATTTTGTCCTTGGAATTTAAACATGATTGGTTCTGGGCTTGTAACAGATAATCCGGATGCTAGTTTAGGCGCTGCCGGAGCTACTGGCTCTGTTGGTGTAGCACTTTGAGCGGCTCTTTGAGCTCGAGCCTGTTTAAGTTGCTGTGCTCTTGTCAGCGGTGCTTGTGCTACATTTGCATTTTTGCTGGGCACTGCCGGAGTATCAACAGCATAAAGATATTTTCCCACTGCATCACTGAGATATTTTTCTACAGTACCAGTTCTAGTATCGGCTGGTGCTGGTAGGTTTGGTACTTTGCCTTTGGTCATTCTACTGGCAAAATCCTGTAACGCTTGCGGATCATTGGCCATCTCTGGATTTTGTCCAACTGTTTTATTCCACTGTTGGATCCAAGGTTTAACTAATTGTTTAATTTCTTCTCGGCCCACACGTTGTTGTTGACTGGCTTGATATCCTTTTACTGCTCCTTTGACTGCACCGGGTAGATTGGCAACACCCTTGCCTAACATTTTAACACCCTGTGCGGCTCGCTTTAGTCCCGAAAAATCAGGAGCACCTTGTGGAAATTCAACTCCATATTCAGCATTGCGATTTCCAATTTGATCAACATCGGGATTGGGTGTACCAGTGCTTGTGTTAATTGCTTCCAAAACAATCTCATTAATCTTCACCGCGCATTCTCCTCACGCCACGTTTGAATTTTTCTGGCTCTTGTGTGCGGATCGAATTGATTAGTCTGCGCTCAAGTTCTGCAGCTTGCTCAGCGTCGTAGTTTTCACGTATATAATTGATTAGATTAATCGCCCCCGATATAACGTGGGTGGCACGGCTTTCCACAAGATTCCCACGATCTTTGTGTACTAACAACGTGTCTAGTTCGTCTAAAATACTGCGTGCTCGCTTTTGCAAGATGTGCTCCAGTTTATGTTGTATTTATAGAGTTTTATTCAGACTTGGCTTTCAAACTAGCCAACATCGACTTCAATTGCGAGCTTTGTACGCTACTTCCCGGTGGTGGTGCGGTGTCTTTATCTAAATTCCAACCTTCTTTTGCATGTGGCAGGCCTGTGTTGGGATTCAGTGTGGTGGTGGTCTTAATTTGATTTAGAATACTAGTAGCTGGCTTAAATCCCCCATTGCTTTCTTGTCCTTCTTCACCTGGGTCCGTGATACGCATGGTTTCAATATTGTATTCTAAATCAATCTTCATACCAACACCTGTACTACTACGACTTTTCATACACTGTATCTGATAGCGTCCACGTTCTTTCATGGCACGACTTGTAAAGATACCAAACACATTGTCGGCTGTGTTAATCTTTGAAATACCACCTGCAATATGGCTATGGTCAAATTCAATTTCTTCAACAGCACTACGATTCAACTGACTTGCTGTAACTAATAACACACCCAATTCTTGTGATAAATTACGCAGTTCTTCTGCTACATATTTGTCTTTGATAAACTGGTCATTGGGATTGACTTTGACACTGACTGGCATCAACAAGTCCAAGTAGTCAACCATGACAAAGTCAACTCGGATACCTGTTTGTATTTGCACTTCTTTTAAGTAACTACGGATATCATTGATGTTGCTCTGTGCCGGCAGGGCTTTGATACGATACTGTCCTGCTTTTTTAGAATATAGTTTGACTTTGAGTTCTGTAGTATCAATATCCTTGCGAATCTCTTTTGTACTCATGCCTGCCAACATGGCATCTGTTCTTAGAGCACACAGTTCTTCACTGAGTTCTAAACTTACATACACACCACTTAGTCCTGCTTGTAACCAGCTCAAGGCAATGTTCATCATGACTAGACTTTTACCTGACCCAGATCCACCAGCAAAGATATTGAGTTCACCGCGACTAAATCCGCCATATAACACTTTGTCCATGGTTGGCCAACCTGTCGACACTTGGCCGCCTGAATTAAAATATCGGTCGATACGTGCCCTGGGATCTCCAAAGTAGTCTGTGCCCATGTCTTTGGTTAGGCTAATCTGTACTGCATCTTTGATCAGTTTCTCTACCGGATCATACTCACCTTTTTCTAATAAATCCGCGGCTTGTAGGATAGCACGTTCGAGTTCTTGTCTACGACTAAAACCTTCAAACTCTTTCATAAACCAATCTTGATGTCCATCGACGGCTGTGGGAATTGGTTTCAATTCCACATTTGTTACTGCTCGGATCTGTTCATAGGTGGGTAATGTCTTATGATCAGCAGAGTGTTGCTGAATAAACTTTGCAGTCTCACGCAGGCTGCGATCAAAGTTTTCTGGGTTGTAGATATTCTGCACCCGCACGAAACTTTGTGCATCCTGCATCATCATTTCTAAAAATAGCTTTTGTAATTCTGGTGTGTATTCTGTGGCCATAGTTAATTATATAGTTTTCTCTTGTGTAGTTCAATCTTTAATTTGTTCGACTGTTTGGCCGCTAAAATGGTTTTAATAACAAATAACCGACCAAACTCTGCAACTGCTGCATTTATGTCCTTGTGTGTGCGTAGCCAGTCTGGAAAACTCACTGACCAACCATATTCTACTGCCTGTTCAATAAGTCGTGCTCCAGCACGATCTCCATCAGGTACCACAACGACTTCGCGTCCTAGACTATCAATAATATCTGCTTGTATTTCGCTACATTCATTGCTTAATACTGCTACACCATCTACGGCCATGGCATCAAATGGACCTTCGGCCACAATAACAAATTTCCAGTTTAGGCTCTGACGATCCACGTTGAATACATAATTGGTTTCGTAGCTTGAATGATATTTGGGTTTTACTGTTTCGCTAAATGTTCTGGCTGTATATCCAATCGTCTCACCGCGCCAGGTAAACGGAATAATGACTCTTTTGTTTAAATTATACTGAGATTCTGGAGTCCAATATAATTCATATTTAGATAAATCAATATTACGCTGTGCCGCATAGATCACACCAGCATGCCAATCACCGGGCACCTTAACATTGTTGTTTAATTCATAAAATGTATTCAGTGCGTGGAATGTTTGCGCTTCTTCTGGTAATGGGCGGGACTTGAATTTAATTTCTTCTTGTTCCGCTACTTCTACCAGCTGTTCTGGTGCTACCAATTCTCGGATACGGATAGCATCAATGACTAGACGTTTAACTGTGCCTTCGTCAGCACCCAACCAACTTAATAATTTTCGGAACTTGTATGTTAAATGGCGTCCCGGAATATAACTGGCCTTGAAGTTACAGTTAAAACAATGATAGCTGGTACCACCATCTGGATTCATTACCAGGCCACCTCGACCACGTGTATCCGGGCTTTCGCCGTTGTGCTGACAACAGGGTGCATTAAAACTGATCCAACCCGAAGTGGCATTGGTTTTACGTTTATGCGGTAAAATGAGTTTAACTGCGTCTTGTATAGAGCTCAACATTCTTACCAGTATAACAGATTTTTTGTACTATTACAACCAATTAGGCAGTATATGTACCCGAACCTGTAAATGTCAATACAGTAGTTGAACCAACAATGTTAATCGAAACCGATCCACTGGTTATACCAGTATATTGATTAGTTGGAATACTAATAATTACTACACCGGACTGTCCGGACCCGGCGCTCCCTCCGGACCCACTGTTGATTCTATTGGGTGTTGAACCAAAAGTAGTAGGGCCCGGATTGACAGAGTTCGGACCGCCCCCAGCGTAGCCTATATTTGCACCAGTGATCGAACTATATATCCCGGGGCCACCACCACCACCGGCGGGGTTACCAGCAACACCGGGGCTACCTGCGCCACCACCACCGCCTGATCTAAATCCGGGCGTTCGTGATGCGCCTCCAGACCCTCCCGGACTACCTTGGCCGGAAACACCAGTACCGCCTGTACCTCCTCCCCACCCAGATCCACCACCCGAACCACCGGGTTGTCCGGTGCCGCCCGGCGAAGGAAGCGGAGTGCTGTCTGCGCTTCCACCGCCACCGCCACCGCCGGCGGTGGTTAAAGATGTACCGGGCGCTGATGCCACAATAGATGATGCGCCACCGCTAAATCCATTGGCATTATTGCCCGGTACCCCCGGCCCCGGAACTCCGACTCTTGTGGTTCCACCGGCGCCAACTGTAACAGTATATGTGATATTAGGTGTTAATGTAATGGTACCAGTTAGGAATCCACCGGCACCACCGCCTCCTCTACCATTGGATGTGGTAGAATTGGTTGGAGTTCCTCTGGAGCCACCCGAACCACCTCCGCCGGCTACTATCAGATACGAAACTACATATGGTGCAGATTGTACAGTAAAACTAACTGTAGCAACAACTGTGGATATTTGTCCGTTGTTATCTTTAACCGAAAAAGTTATATTGTTTGGACCATAGATACTAGTAGGAATTCCAGTGAGTTGACCAGTTGTTGAATTAAGAGTTATTCCGGTAGGTAAAATGCCAGCACTGACAAAATATGTGTAGGGAGCAGTACCGCCTGTTGCTAATAACGGAGTATAAGGAGTCATTGATGCATTTCGATTGATAGCTTGCGTAATAATATTTGCTGTGGCCGTTGGCACAGGCGGACTCGTTACTAAAATCCCCCCTTCAAGCACTACTCCACTGATATTCAATGGCATTTTGTATTTTCCATCATGCTGTATATGTACCCGATGATATAAATTGGAGTATGGTATTTTCTCCACTTGTACTTACCTGTACTGCCGGCGCAGGTCCGTAAACACCCGAATAATCAACAGTTGGTATGCTGAGTAGCACTACACCACTACCGCCCGAACCTCCAAGGGCGCTTCCCGGATTTCCTCCGCCACCACCACCTCCTGTATAGCTCCAGCCA